ATAATATAAATAAATTATATGAGAAATAAAAATTCTATTAGTAAAAAATTAGATAGGCTAGAATCTATACTCCGTAACCTTAACTACTCTATTGGTACTAGTGATAGAACTCTATCTTATAAGCATTTAGATAAAGCTAAGGAACAGTTATCCGACATCAACACATTATTAAATAGAGAAACTCAAGAATAATATGCTAACAGCAGAGCAAATACAGAAAAACTACGAAAAACACCTTAAGATAATTAACCATTATCTAGAAGCTAATAGAGCTATAGAGTGTCATAATATGGTGAAACATATGGAGGATACCTATGTTATGGCTCCTGCTAGTAGTAAGACTTGGTATCACAATGCTTTTGCTGGTGGATATGTAGATCATGTTAATAGAGTAGTAGAATTTGCTATAGCTCAACACAACCTTTACGAAAAAATGGGTGGAACTATAGATTATACTCAAGAGCAATTAGTATTTGCCGCCCTCTTCCATGATTTAGGTAAGATAGGAGATGGAGATCAACCAAATTATATACCTCAGGTTGATAAATGGAGACAGGATAAACTTTCAGAAATGTATACCTACAATCCAGACCTACAGTTTATGCTTATTCCAGATAGATCTTTATTTATTTTACAGAAATTTGGAATAAAGGTAGACCAAAAAGAGTTTTTAGGTATAAGATGTCATGATGGAGTGTTTGATAAAGCTAATGAAGCGTATTTTTTTAGTAATGTTGAATCATCTAGACAAAAAACATCACTTATATCAGTATTACATACTGCAGACTTCTTAGCTTCTAAGGTAGAGTATGATATGTGGAAAGCAAATGGAGGTTCTTCTACTCCTTCAGTGAAGAAAACAAAATCTTCATCAGGAAAAAGAGTAAATTCTTCCCCAGGTCTAACTAATATGTTAAAAAACTTATAATATGAGTATCAATCCTACAACTTTCTTTTTAGTAATCGGAATATTAGTTGGTTTTTCCATAACTTTATCTTATATTATATATAACCTACTTAGAAAAGTAGAACAATACGAGGATATAACTGTAGACCAGACAAAATACCTACAGAATATATCGAATCTTATAGGAGATTCACAAAAGCACCTTAATGATCTAGATAAACGTGGGGTTTTTAAATCAGATGATGAGGTCGGTTATTTTTTTGAACAAATGAACGAAGTACAAAAAGAGCTAAACCGATACATGCTCCCACAAAATTATGGCAAGAAAGAAAGCTAGTAGCAATTACTTTACAAAAGAAACAGAAGAATACATAAAAAGGTACAATAGATCAACTGACCCTGAATATCGAGCTAAGATATTTACCGACCACATTTACTACCCTTTCTACAAATTATCTGAAAATATTATTCACACTTTTAAGTTTTACTATACAGATGTTGAACGTATAGAAGATTTAAAACACGAAGTAGTTTCAATGTTACTTGAAGAAAAAATAATGAAGTTTGACCCAGATCATGGAGCAAAAGCTTATTCCTATTTCGGCACTATTGTTAAAAGGTGGTTAATAAATTATAATAATAAAAATTATAAGAAGTTAAAGCAAATAGGTTCTTTTGACGATATGGAGGAATCATACGAAGGTAGTATGAATGTAATTCTCCCTGGAGGTATCACATTAAGTCAATTTTTAGACATGTGGGTAGAAAGGACTTATGATAGCTTAGATAACCTATTTAGTAAAGATAGTGAAAAGAAAATAGCAGATGCTGTTTTAACAATATTTAAAACTAGAAATGATCTAGATATCTTTAAGAAAAAAGCTCTATACATATACATAAGAGAGATGACTGATTGTGAGACCCCTCATTTAACAAAAGTTATCTCAGTTCTAAAAGACGATTTTTACGGTATCTATTTAAAATACCAAGAAAAAGGTAAAATAGTAATAAAAGATATGTAATCTATTTATTATAAAAAACAATGGATTCGGATAAAGAAATATTTAAAGGTAAAAAGTTATCTGATCTCTTTGAAGAAATTTATAATAATTCAAGAGAAACTAAATCTCAAGTAAAAGGACTGATCGGAGAACTTAAACCTCTTATAGAGAATATAGGAGACGCTACTTTACTAGTTCCTATGATAAAAGAGTACATGGAGATTGGTGTAAAAAACGATGAACATTTAATAAAACTTGCAACAGTAATTCAAAGATTAGAAGCTATTCAAGCAAAAGGAGGAGATGGAGATATGTTTGATTTCTCAGACTTACAAGATTTATTAGAAGAATCAGAAAATACACAAGAAGAATTAAAAGAAGTAGAAGATAAAGAAGATAAAGCAGAGTAATGTCTTATAAAACTACACTAAATAACCTTATTAGTAATAGAGGAGGAGGGAGTAATAACTCTTCATCTTCACGTCCTTCCTCAATATCAGCTAGAGTGGTGGACATAATACTAGATGAATCTCACCCTGAATATAAAAATAAAGGAGGAGGACTAGCTATAAACGGAGTTTTCTACAAGCCTCTAAATAAATCATACGGAGAAACCGTAAGTGCAAGATTACCTTTTGCTTTTCAACCAAACTCTAATATAAAGACAGTACCGGTTATAGGTGAAATAGTAGAAATTATTAACGTTAACACACCGTCTGCTTTAGGTAAGGATAGTAAGGTACGGAAGTATTATAATAGAATAGTAAATATTTGGAATAATCCAAACTCTTCTATACTCCCCGACATAGTTAATAACCCAGATCTAGACTTAACATCGAAAGGAGCTTTTAAAGAATTACCAGATGTTAATCCAATCAAATCAGCACCAGGAGATATTCAAATAGAAGGCAGATACGGCCAATCTCTTCGCTTTACAGGAGGGAAAATTAACGGAACATCTTATATAGACGATTCAAATTTAGGTAAACCTGTAATAATCTTAAGTAATGGTCAAGCAACTTCTGAAGAAGGGTTTACTACTTTAGCAGAAAACATAGATGAAGATAGTTCCTCTATTTATATGACTGCTGATCATCAAATTCCTCTTACACAAGCTAGTGAAAAGAGAGATGCTTACAACGAACAGCCTATAAAAGCAGACCAGTTTAAAGGAAATCAAGTAATTATGAACGGAGGAAGGTTGTTCTTCAATGCTAAAGAAGGTGATATGTTACTTTCTAGTATTAGTTCTATAGGGTTAAATACAGAGGGATCTATAAATATAGATGGATCTTCCTACCTATGTTTAGATGCTCCGATAATGTACTTAGGTAGAAAAGCAAGAACATCCTCAGATAACAATAGGGAAGCAGTTCTTCTAGGTAATCAAACAGAGGCATTTCTAGAAAACCTTCTTAACTTATTAGAAGGTATGGCTAAAGATATGGCAAGAGCTAGGACAACAAAAGGACGTGCAATTCCTGCTATTAATAAAAGAGGTGTACAAGCTCGTCCGGTGATAAGACAGTTAAAAAACTTAATTAACCCAAGTGGACCATCATCTTTGAAATCTAAAAAAGTATTTACAGAATAATGGCTGCTCAATCTCAAATATCACTTTACATAGCAAATAAACTCGGCGGTATTGAAGGAGAGTTAGAATCTAGAATTCAACTAGAAGCCTCTAAAATGTTACGTAAATTCTCAAATCAATGCCCAGCAAATGATGATCTACTAAGTATAGTAAATACTAGAAATAATCTCCTTAGAGGAGTTAACCAATTTCAAAAATCATCAAATAGTTTCGCCTCTTTCGTCAGAAAGTTACGGTCCGCAATAAGAGCAGCAAAAGTAATATTAAGATTCTTACTAAGAAACCCTACCCCAGTAGCAACAGGTATACCACCAAGCGATTACGGTGGATTAGCAACTGCTAAAACTGCTGGACAGTTAACTACTTTAGCTAATAGGTTATATAAGGTTAATAAGTTACTAGAAGAGTTAGAAGGAGATGTAGACGCTATAGAAAGCCTAGTTAGTGGAGTTGCTCCTAGTATGGATAATGTAAGAAATTTACTAGAATCAGTAAACACGAAAGTAGAAGACTGTATCGCCGATCAACCTTCTGGTACAGATGAAATAAATAGACTACTTAAATCCATACAGCCATTAGAAAATACAGGTTCAGAAGGACTTCCTAGTGAAGAGTTTCTACATAAAGGTGCAAACGGAAAAAATTATATATTAGCTATTATAAAAGAACAGGAAGGAGAAGGCCCAGTTCCTAGAAGAACAGCAGTAGCTAAAGATAATATAGGAGTAATTATTTTGAGAGGACAGCCATCCTTTAGTTCTGATACAAAAGTACTCTTAGACGAATTAAAATTTAGGATAGACAACCAACTTCCATAAACTAACTATTTATAATTATGAAACTTGATCAATTAAGAAAAATCATACGAGAAGAAGTAAAATCAGCTGTAAAGGAAGAGTTACAAGAAGTAATGAATGAAGCAGTTAGAATTGCTAGTAAACCTCAAGTAAAAGAAGTAACCTATACAGAGCCAATTAAGGTTAAAAAACCTGTGCCAACTTCTAATAATCCTATCATGGAGATGTTAAATCAAACTAAAGCTTCTATGTCTAGTGAAGAATATAGGAATGTATATTCAGGAACTTCAGATTCGGTAAATAAACCAAACTTTGCCTCTTCAATGGCAGCCAATATGGGAATGACTGAAAACAGAGGCCCAATGCCAGGTTTAGATATATCACAATTTGATTTTGTTAAAAAAGCAGGCGCTGTATATAACAAGTCTGTAGAAAAAGATAAACAAAAAAATAGAGTAAATTAAAATGGCTTTTAATAGTAGACGAATAAATCCTTTAGATCTCCAACCAAGAAAAGCAATTGGAGTCTCCCTTCCTTTATCAGGTAAGGCAGTGTTTAATTCTACTTATCAAACAAAAGATGCTATTAAGACAAACATTATTAATTACTTTCTAACAGGAGTAGGAGAAAGGTATTTGAACCCAAATTTTGGAACTATATTAAGAAACTTAATGTTTGAAAATATAAATCAAGATACAGTAGACAGAGTAAAGAACACTGTACGAAGAGGTTTATCAGAGTACTTTCCCACTGTTAATCCAGTAGATTTTCGAGTTGATGGAGAACCTGACAC